AGTTGTTTTAGCAAGATTCTGCCAGTTGCCGGGACTGATCTTAACCAAGTCTGCAATTTTCAAACACATACGCAAGGACACTTCACGCAATTTAGTATGATTGTCCCACATAAAGTCGATTACAATTTGTGATTGTTCTTCCGTAAAATCATAGTCTTTGAACAAACCACCATCAGCGTCACGATGCACCTGCTTGATACGCAACATCTTGTCACGATCACCATCAATAGTCAGGTCCAGAAAGTGACAACGTGACTGCAATGCTTCTAAGTGATCCTGCAATTTCTTAGATTTAAGATTGCCAAATTTCAAGTTAGTGATAAAGATAGCACTACCATTGAAGTTGAAAGTATTAGGGATACCTTCTTCACGCAACAAACGTGAATCTGAATTCCAGCAAATTCTACGTGTCTTACCTGAGTCAAGTGCGGCCTTCAGAATATTTAAGCTCAAGTCATCAGTAAAAACTGAATCGCAATCATCGAAAATCAACACATTTTTTGTGTCAGAGTATTTGTACAATTGAGTATACAAACCCAATGCTGTCATAGCACCTTTAACAATTTGAAAGCGAACTTTCTTACCGGCAAGCTTGTCAAACATACTTGCTTTTTCCATTTGTGTTTCAACACCATATGATTTGCCGACACCGGGCGGGCCTGAAACAATCATAGCACGAATATCACCATTGATACAAGCACGTGACATTTCATCAAGGACCTCAAAACGTGTTGCAATGCGGTCCATTGCTTCTGTTTCAGTTTCTTTTACTACTTCTTTTTTAAATTCTACAACTGTATTAGCCAACACTTTTTCTCCATTTAAAAATTCAATATTATCAATCGTATCAACGAGGACCTTAATCTCATTACTACGACCCGGGAATTGACCGTCATTTTTAACAGTCACATAACTACCTTTTTTACTTGTTTGAAACCCTTTAACTAAAGTGAATACTTCACCGTTAACTGATTCATTACGATAAGAACCTGACAAAATACGAATAGTAGACATAGCTTCTCCTGTGTGTTAATCAATCAATACAAGTATTATAGCACGAATGCCATTTATTGTCAAATTACGCTACCTTACGAAAGTACTGATAGGGTAATCCCAAAGTATAGCACAAATATTCATCATCGCCGTTAGTGTCCTCAGCTTCGTGAATCCAGCGCATAGCAGTAGCACGGTCTGTAGCACCTGCATGGATCAGGGTGTAAATCCGTTGCTCAAACACAACAATTGCCTGTGCTTCGGCCTCTTTGCGGACGATATCTTCGGCTTCAATAGCTACACCGAGTCCTTCAAACTCAGCTTCAAACTGTTCCAAAGTCCAGCTAGAAGTGTCGATGCCGCGAGGGCGAACACCATAAGCGTCCTTGTACATATCCCAATATATAGATTGGGCTTGTTCCAACTGTGTCAACTCTTCCCAAGATTTGAATTCTGTAGTCATTTTCAAGTCCTCTTTATCAGTTTCAATACAAGTATTGTATCACAGGGCCCATTTATTGTCAAATTTAGGCAGAATAGTCTGCATTATCCATTTGATCTTGCCAAAATGCTAATGCATCAGCTTGATTCTCAAAGGATTCTAGTACGTCCATTCCACCCAAAGGGTGAGGAAACCATACTAACCATTGCTTACTATCTTCATCGTATGTGCAATATAATTCTACTGGTTCGTCCATAAAGATACCTTTAATTTAACTAAGACTCTATTATAGCACGGTATCCATTTATTGTCAAATTAAGGTCCATTTAAATACTTTGTAATATTGTAGATCATCCGCTTGTTTTACACTAAACATAGCTTCAATATGCATTTCACTTTTAGCAAATAGCTTATCCCAAATATGCATTAATGGATTTTTTGGTTCAATAGTAATTAAATGTGCAATGTTATAAACATCCTTAAACCAATATTCATGTTGTTTATTACGTTTGTTACTTCTATACAACCGTTTAACAGGAGTTAAAGTTTTAGTAGTAAGTGCATTTGGCCGACGGCATAACTCATCAAAATTATTAATTTCTGGATTAATCTCTTGTTTGAATTTATCAAATTCAATATCATATTCATAAAACTCAGGGAGTTTAAATGCTATGGGAAGATATGCTTCGTTAATTTTTTTCCCATCACCATGAATGAGGTCACTCATATCTTGACGAAATTTAGTAAGTTTAATTTCTTTCAATGACCACAGCATAATTTTTTTACTAAAATAATCTCTGATATCATTTGCAGTAGCTCTATCCTCTTCTCTCACGTACCCAAACAATGATTCATCCAATAAAGAACCTACACCTGTTAAAGGTGAGTTAGTACGCATACGTTTCCACGCAACACTTAGTGCCAAAATATCTTCAGAAATTTCTGCTACTTGATATCGTTTAACGTTTGGATTATTAAGACCTCGCAATGAATTAAAAAGATAGTCATCTGATAAGGTAATATTACCTACACCGTGTGAACCCAATGCATATGTAAGTCCCTGAGACTGTGCCATCTGTGACATAATTCCAGAATTTGTTGAGGCACTTATGTTGTATTGATTATTAGCCAATTGTAATATCTTCCATTCCAGCTGTGCGTAACCGCACGATATGTCCCATCTGCCATTGTTTGGCTTCGAGACCCTTCATTATACCTAACCATTTGTTACGTAATAGTGCAACTTCATTGATAAGTGTTTCAAAGTCTACTACCTCATCTTCACCATCAACATATTTTTCCGCATCACGACTAGTCAATACTCTATTATACGCCTCTAGATATTTTTGAAAATGTTTTCGGCGAATTTTCCGTAATTGAATATTGAGATAGTTCAATACTGCTTCTATTTCTTGTAATTGATTAAATCGATGTTCTGTAGTTCCGGGTAATGCGGCAATGTTCTTTTCAACATTACCGTATACCTTTACATCACTCTTAGCTGAGATGATTTCATTCTCATAATGAGAAATGAAATCGGGTATTACTGCTAGATTAGTAGTAATCCTAGTATACCAATTTGACATTTAGTTCCAATCTTCTTGGTCTTCGTCTTCTTCGTATTCTTCGTAATCATCTTCAACATCGTGCTGTTCAGCGTAACCTTTCAATGCCTTAAGCATTTCTTTATCACTTCTGAATGCATTTTTAATGTCGTCAGCTTCGTAGTTGTTGTCGATTAATAAATTAATCAATGTGTCTGCGGCATCATTACGCTCATTTAAATCAATGTGTGTACGCAAGGCGTCCCAAACTTCAGCAACAAAATCTAAACTCATTCTGTACCCTCCTCCTCAGGTGTTACAGTACTTATCTTTGTTGTTGCTTTTTGTGAATACTCACTCATTACTATATCTAAACATCCGTCAGTATTTGCTTCCCAGCCTTTACGAAACTTCTTAATGATTTCTCCATCAAGTGTTGTATACACAAGACTGTTACCTTCTTTCTTAACAAGTTCAGCCTTCTCAATCATATCTAATAGACCTGAATAAGGGCTCATACCTGTTTCATAAGGAATTTTAACTTGAACAGATTCAAACGGTTTTGCATAACGAGTTTTCATAATTTTACAAGCGGCACGAATACCTCTTACATCACTAATCTTATTACCATCTTCATCTTCTTTAAGTTTCAGTTTCTTCATAGCAACCACAATACTTGATGCATAAACGAAACCTTGACCACCACTGATTTTATCATCTGGATCAAACATATCTTGTGAAGCATATGTGTGATTAGTAGCGACTAGGCCAATGCCAAGAGAACCAAACATATTAACACAGTTACGAACAAGTGCTGTTAGTGCTTTAGGCTTACGACCCATATCACCTTTCATATCACCTGCTTCAAACTGATTAACGTCAGTGGGAGTTAATAACATACCCAATGAATCAATTACAAATAATACCTTAGGACGATCTGTTTCCGGTAGTGCTTTGTAATCTTTAACGAACATAGAAATAGTTTTTCCTACTTCGTCAATCATTGCCATATTTAATTTTAACAATTTATTTTCTGCTGTAGATACACCAAGTGCGTGTAACCAAGCTTCGTCAAGGGCATTCTCCGAGTCAACTAAGACTACAAAGATTCCTTGTTCTTGTGCGTGTCTAACGAGGTTTCCTGAACAGATGAACGATTTTCCGGCACCTGACTCTCCGGCAAAGACAGTAACTTTACCAAGAGGAACGCCTTTATTAAAGTCGCCGCTAATGAGATAATTGAGAGCATAATTTCCTGTCGAGATCCAATCAGTAGGATCGTTAAATCCTATCGATAGACCTTCAATACTTTTTGTAATGTCCTTGCGGAACTTACTAATGTCAAAAGGTTTTGCCATTTTAATTATCCAATTCTAGTGATAATGCTTCTTTGATTACTTCAAAGAGTTCTGCTTCAGTACTGCACATAACTTTACAGTTTTTCCAATCATTCTCTTTGTCTCTTCCACCAACTTCAATCATAAAGCCGTTATCATAACGATTGATAGTAAACGATTCATTTACTTTTGCTAGTTTGTTTAATTTCTTAGCCATGTTATTATTCCTTATTGTTTGTGTATGCCGTTAGTATATACACTAATCGGTTGTTTGTCAAGGTATTCTGGACAGTTATCCGCAATACGTTCTAGTTCATTATCATTTGGAAAATGTCGTAATGCGGTCCTTGCTTTGTCTCTTATTAGACTAGGCACTCTGGGTGTCTTGCCTGGATCACATAATTCTTCCAATAGTTTTTTACCCTGCTTTAGGGCACGGTATCGTTCGTCTGGTAGTGTCATCTAGTTCTCCTTAGGAAGGGGCCTAAGCCCCTAATACCTATTAAGACTTGTTTTGTCTAGCACGAATCATTGCTAGAATGTCTTGTGCTTTGTCACTTGATGTACCAGCTGCCGGTACACTAACCGGCGCAGTTGTTGTTGCAGGCTCATCTTCCCACGGTGCTGAAGTCTCTGCTACGGGTGCTGTTGCGGGTGCTCTAGTTTCAGTAGTAGCTGTTTGTTTATCCGCTGTCGCTCCTGCAGGTGCTTCTAGTCCCCAAGGACGATAGTAACTACCCCAACGCTCATTGTCAAAAGGTTGACCATCTACTGATGCTTCAAACATTTCTTTAATGATGCGTAACTCTGCTTCATTGGGCTTCTTAGGTAAGAAGTCTGTTAAGTTGAACAAACCATGTGCTTCAATTGCGGCTTGTTCTGACTCATTCAATGGTGATTCTTTACGTGCCCAATTACTAGTAGAGTAATCTGCATAACCACCTTTACTTGTTTTCTTAATGTTGAAGTCAACACCATGCAAGTAATCTGTTGGCAATTCTTCCATTTCAGGATCCATCAAACTAGATTTAATCACATTGAAAATTTGTGAACTGATAACAAATCTGCGAATTGGGTTTGCAGGAACTTTGTCATCACCTAGTGGGTTTTGACGAACAAACCCTTGAAAGATATAACTACGTTTCTTCCAATACTTGTTTGCCATTTCTTTCAATGTCTCATCCTTATACCAAGGACGAACTTCTGCCAAGATAGGGCAAGTCTCGCCAGTACCATACATTTCAATACAAGGTACTTGAACGATTGTTTGTTTGATGTTGGGATCACCCTTAACACCATTGAACGGCAACTTAATTAGTTGACGCTCTACCCAAAAGAATGTATTGCTACTATTTGCGTCAGGCAAGAAACGAACTGTTGCCGTCGTGCCTTCGTCAATGTTCCAATGGGGGTAGATAGAGTTATCTGATTGAGTATTAGAACTCTTGTTGTTTGTCTTATTGTCTTGTGCCGCGATACGGGCACGAATGTCTGCTAATGATGCCATGATAATATTTCCTTATAAAATTGAGATGGTCTCGTTTTTTAATATTCGCTACTTCCCTATGAAGTAACTAACATTAGAGATAGTATAGCAAAACTATCTCTCAATGTCAATAGTATTTATCCCGTTTGTGGGTAAACACATTTTTTTCTACGGTTTTTTACCCTTTTATATAAGGTAGTCCGATTAGGTTATCTAACATACGTTCGTATGTTTTATCTAAACTTTCACTAAACAAATCATTTTGTTTCAGATGTAGTGTTGAACTTTCAGGAGGTTGACCGAATAAATCAGTTTTTACCCAATTGTAAAATGCATCCATTGTTTGTTTTGATATTGGATTTTCTTCGTGTTTGAATAGAAAATCAATATTATCTTCGATTGTATATGCAATCTGATGGTCGCTATATGTTGGATGCTTCTTACTTAATTCTATAGCATATTTCTTTTTAAATGAACGAACCATCATTGGTAAATATTTTGCCATCCATTCAGCTTTATCCGGGTCGTGTGAATAGTCAAGTGCAGGTCTAACTGCCATATTAGCTTCTTCAAATACTTTACTTTCGGATCTGTTTTTAGTTATTGGTTTATCTTTTTCTTCATCACCAAATAATTCAGGATCTAACTCAGGTGGTTTAAATTGTTGTGTTGCACCTTGTGATGTAGCTTGTGCATTATCAATAGCACCCTGTGCTATTGTGGCTGCATTTGGGCGAATAGAAGGTTTAACGAATCTAATATTAGTTGCGATTT